TCCAGGATCTCAGCCCTGGTCATGGCCGCCCAGTCGGTATCCACGGCTTTGGTTTCCACCTCAGTTTCCACCACCGGCTCGGGATCAGGCTCTGCGACCACCACGGCTTCCACATCGATCACCTTGATGGGCCGCAGGGCATCCAGGGCCTCTCCCAACTGCCGGCATTCCTCGAGGCTCAGGCTGATCACACCGTTGACATGGCCATAGGGATCGGTCAAGTGGAGCTGGACATCATTCAAACCTTGCCACACGGTTAGCTGGCGGTTGATTTGAGTCATGGGACAGGAGTGCCAGTGGCACACGAAGGGATTCTGAGCATGTTCTGCTGGGTCCCCTCATCCCTACCCCTCCAAGAGCTGGAGATGGGGATGGGAGCACCTAGAGCAGCTATAGTAAGATATATCTAGATATAGACAAGTTAGATGTATGGGATGACGGAATTAAATGAAAGGAGGTTTTTTCTCCTCTCCTCAGACATCCATCCCAGTGGGCCGCGGTTTCGCGCCGTCCCTCTTACAACTGGAAAGCTCTGAAAACCCTTAGCATGACTGGTCTGGGTGTCGATCCATCAAGGGGGTCGACAGAAGGCCCGCAGGGGCGCTAGGATCAGGGGGTCACATCCTGGGGTCAGCCCTTCCATGCCTGCCTTCGACATTGCCGAGACCACTGTTCAGATCGACCACACCAACCGAACGGTGGACTTCTACACCACCAAGCGGTCGGTCTTCCTAGGACTGGTCCACCGGAATCCCCACTTCACTGCTGCCCGGTATCTCAACCCTGGCTACGAGGTCACCTATCCTCTGGATCAGGTCCGTGGGGTCGACAAGCTCCTGGTTCTCTCCGATGGGTCGGCCCGGGATCAGTTCCTGACTGAGGAGGAGAAGGCCCACCGGGCAGCTGCAGGTGAGCGCCTGACGGCAGCGAGGGCTTCTTCAGGGAAATAGCCAGTAAACAGGGGGCAGGAAGGCCCCTCCAAGGTCGATCGGGTATATTCCCCCCTTCGGCCTCTCAGAGGGCCCTTCTAGGTCCTTCCCATGGCCTTTCTGACCTGGGCCGACACGTTGCCGCCATGCCTGGGTCGATTTCGAGCATGTTCCACCCTCTCCGCTGCCCTCTGCAGCCTCTGCCTGGCATCCCCCAGCACCAGGTCGTCCACGAACCTCTTGGGATCCTCCTCCATCCGCCGGAGCATGGTCGAGTAGGCCTCATGGGAGATCTTTTTGGACTCCTCGAACTGGCTTACGTTGAGCCGATCGGTGAAGTAGGCCACGCCCATGGCCAGGGCATCGACCCGGTCGTCATGCTTCAGGGCGCCCTTGTCCCGGCTGAGGCGGGTGAGCTGGTAGGCCAGGGTCTTCTGGAGTCGTTCCTCAAGGGGCAGGTCCTGGTTTGAGGCCAGGTCGTATTCCACGACACCCCGATCGACAATCAGTCGATGCTGGGTGGTGACCGGCTCGAGGGCATCTAGGATGCGCTCCTCCTTGCGGACGAAGGCCCGGGTCTCCTCGAAGGTCATGGGGATCTGCATCTCCCGTGCGTGTTTCTGGAGGAGGGCCACAACGGTCCCGTCACCAAAGTTGGACTCCACCAGGCAACAGGTGGCCCCATACTGCAGGCCCAGCTTCAGGATGGCCGTCAAGGTGGGGTCGGAATAGCCCTCACGGAAACCTCGAAGGGCCCGCAAGTAGATGTTGCCGGCCAGCTGGCTCAGTACCACCACGCCCGTTTCGTCCTTGCCGCGGCCAGAGGGGTCGACCGCCACGATGGTGTCGGCCGGCCAGTCCAGCCAGTCGTCACCGAGGCGCGCCGGCCGGAACCAGTGGTCCCCGGGCAGCGAGATGGCCTCCAGGTCGCTGATGCGGTTGGCGGGGTCCTGGGACCAGATCACCGTGCCGGGGCACTTCCTGGGGTCCAGGGAGACCACCGGAATGTCGCCCAGCCGCAGGGGGTATCGGAGCATGTCCGACATCGACGTGTCGAGCTGAAACTGCAGCTGGAACACCGCAGCCGTCTGGGTGAACTCCTTCTCACGCAAAAGGGCGTCCGAGAAGCGGGTGTCGGTGGGTGTCCCGGCCAAGGTGTCGACCCCTTGGATCCGTAGGTCCTCCTCGAGCTCCTCAGCCAGCCGGCCATCGTAGTTGGGGAGGTTCTCCTCGGATGGATAGCGGGCGGGCCAGACCATGGCCTTATAGCCTCGGAGCTCCAGCTTGCTGTAAACCGAGAAAATGGTCTGTGGGGTCCCCAGGTAGATGATCCGAGAGGTGGGAAGTGGGGTCAGGATGGACTCGAACTCCGTGGTTCGCTGTAGGAGCTTTTCCCTCTGAATGTCGGAGCCACTATTCTCAGGACTCTCGATGTCGTCGGGGACGATCAGGTCGGCCCGAGAACCCACCATGGCGGAGGTGATTCCCACACTCTTCACTGAGGGGCTCTGGGCAGGCTCGGCTCCTTTCACATCGAATGCAACTCGGCTCCACCGATTGTCCTTGCCAGAGTTATCCAGGTGCTGCAGGAATGGGAAGTCCACGATGCACCGCTGGACGAACAGCGAGAAGTCGTCAGCCCTCTGCTTGGAGGCGGAGACCACCAAAACCTTCTTGTTTACATCGCAGTAAAGGGTCCAGATAACAAAGGCGGCTGTCACCCAGGACTTACCGACCCCTCGAAACATCTGGAGCTGGACCCTTGGGCCTCCGTACTGGAGGTACCTGGCCATAGCCAGCTGCGCCCGAGTGGGCTCAGGCAGGCGAAGATGCTTCCAGAGAATCCTCAGGAAAAACGAGAAATCCGTAAGTAGCTTGGTCTGAAGCTGTTCCGGAGATAGAGCCATAGGAATAAAAAAAGGGCCCGAAGGCCCTCATAGTGCGAACTGTAGCCGAAAAATTACTCGCCGGCTTCCTTGGTGTTGTACTTCTTGCCGCGCCAGGTGAAGGTCTTCTTTCCGGCTGTGCGAGAGGCCTTGAAGGCGCTGTTAAAGGAGCCTCTGTCCATGCCTCCCTGCGTCATGCGAGCCGGCACAGCAGGGCCCTGCTTGGGTTTGTAGTCCCCTCGCTTCATGGCCCCGGTGAGGGTGCCGTCTGCGGTGGGCCTGGCCTTGAGGGTCTCAGCAGCGATTGCACCCAGGACTCCTGCACGGCCTAGGCTGGAAGCACTCCGCAGTGCCCGCGCCTTGGTGAGCTTGCCTGTCATGGTGGCACTGGTTGCCTTGGCGACCCGTCGGGTCTGTGCAGCTGCAACATTGACCTTCCCCTGCTGCGCGGCGTCACGCACGGCACTTGAGGTCACGCGGGCTGTGCCAGATCCTGAGGTCTTTGAAGTCACCTTGGCGGTCGACACGGCCTGCCGGTTGGCTCTACTGGACGGGGTCTTGCCGGAGACCACGGCCTTTGACTGAGCCGCCCGTTTAGAGCGATCTCCTGAGGAGGTGAGTTTTTTCTTTGCTGGTGCCATGATTTAACCTACAATTACAGTTGCCACGTTGATGGTAAAACCTGTGCCAGCGCCGATGTAGCCGCCGGCAGCGGTGAGTACATCGCCCACGGTGTAGCCCTCGCCTGTGCGCGCGGCCACCAGGGTACAAGCGGTCACGATGCCGCTAGCCACGGTAATGTCGGCCGCAGCCCCGGAGGCCCGCAGCTGGGATCCGGAACCCGTGGTGCGAACCAGGGGTACATTGGTGTACACTCCGTCGGTGTAGCCGGTGCCTCCAACGAGGGTCCCAAGGGTGCCGACGGAGGTGGCGGAGACACGTCGGATGCGGCCGGTGCGCTTGCCATTGACCAAGGTTGCGGGCACCCGATCTGCCTGGCGAACGGTGTTAATGGCATCGGTGGCCACGGCCACGGTTGCGTTGACCACTGCTGTGGTGGCTGTGGCCTGGATGGTGCGATTCAGGCGATGTCTGTCCAGGCGGGTTTTGCGAAAGTCAAAGCCTGAGGTTACCTGGTTGGAAAAGGGAGCCTGGACGGTCGTGCGGGAGGCTCCCGCCACAGTGGTGGAAGGGAAGGCACCGTAGGCAGAGCCGCCAGCGGGAACAGTAGACATGAGATTCTCAAAAAAAAGCAGAAAAAACTAAAACTTACTATTAAGAGCGCAGTTCTGTAATCTCAATAATACCATTGACCACCGCAGCAGTATCACGAATTACTGCAATGTTTGCTGCTCCATTGAGGGGGGTCTGAAAGGTAAAAGTTGAGCCTTGAGGAAGGAAAATGCTACTGGTAGCGTTTGCCGTTTGAGGACCAGAACCGATAGCCACACGGCAGGCAGCGTCACGAGTGTGTAGGGTTATTGCCCGTATTCCGCTTGTCAATGCAGTATTCTGCGAAGTTACTGTGGCGGTAACTCGGCGTGCTGAAGAGGGATAGGAGGAGATCTCAACAGGCTGTCGCGTTGACACCTGGGGGGTAAGAACAACAGCAGTCATACGGGTAAACTTCGGAGAGTGGACAAAGAGAAGAAAGGCTGGTTTCTGAACCAATCAAGAACATCGCTAGAGCCCTTACTTTGATTACACGCTAAGCAGGCGGCCACAAGATTAGAGGCCTCGTCACGGCCTCTATTAACCTTGGCTTTGACATGATCGAGCGTGAGAGATTCAGTAGAGCCGCAATAGACGCAGCGGTGATTATAGTGAGCCTTTATGGACTCACGCCACATGCGTTTTGCTTCGGAGCTAGTCATGACTTGAAGGCTCTGGAGAAGGTGATCCGGAGTCAAACTTGGCATGAGGGGTTCAGCGTTTCTTCTTGACGGGCTTTCTAACTGCGTTATTACCATGACCATTGCGGGCACGGTTCTTGGATGGGGATTCTAGGACCATCCTACCGTCAGTTGTGTGGGAGAGATCCTTCCCTCCCTTTCCAGCAATCCCCCTACGCTTGCGCTCTGCCCAACGCTCTTCCGAGGCGGCCTTCACAGACGGCTTCTTGTTAAGTTTGCGTTGGTAGGCTGCTTTCTTCTTTGCAGCTTTGGGGTTGGCGGCATAATACTTGGCAGACTTACTTTCGGCCATGGAACTCCTCGATGATGGACCTGAGCTCTTTAAGCTCGTCTCTTAGTTTATCCTCCAACCGATGATCTCGCTCTGCGTTGGTCTGCAGTGCATTTTTCAGGGCGTCGGTGGTGGCCTGCAGACTGGATACCTGGATGAGAAGTCCAATCGAAGTGATAGCGAGCCACCCCATCACTGACGCAATGGCGGCAAGGATGGCGCCCCGGATCTGTTCGTTCACTGAGTGAGTTTCTCGATGTAGGCTGTGTCCCCTTCAGTGAGGCCAGCCAGGAGGCCAGCTAAGGGGGTGCCAGGCTTGATAGTGCCTGTGCAGTTGTTTTTGACCAGCCATTCAGCTGCGGCCTTCAGATCAGCGGTTGAACATTCCGCTCCCTTGCGGACTCTGGCGGTCATCTCACGGGTCACCAGGCCGTGAAGCGCATCTAGATCAGTTTCGGTGGCTTTGGCCATAATTTCAAATACGTTCGTATGTGGTGTAGAAACCAGGACCAATGGACGGACTGACCCACCTTGGGAGGAAGTTCTTCCAGCTATACCGGACTTCTTTGCCTCCTGAGCCAATTCTGATGTAGCCGCCATTCACGACATCCAGTTCCCCGTAGGGGTCGTTGAAGATGCCGTGGGTTTTGGTGGTCCCAATCAGTAGGACCCAGTGGCCACCTCCACGGGGGGCTGTAACGGGCCCGTGATGCAGGAAGCCCACACCCACAGGACCCTTTTGTAAGGCCTCCATGAGAGCCGTGAAGGTGCCG